GAGGATTGATGAGTCCACGGAGGCCTTCCAGGCGGAGCTCCCGCGGGCGCGCCCTTTGGCATCGACGCTGTTGCCGACGTGGTGGACGATGGCAACGCCTGCTTTGAACACGCTGGAGACGATGCCGAGCTGGCTCAGAAAGCGCCTGGCGTCCTTGCTCGAGTTCTCGTCGTTCTCCATGTGCGCGTTGAGGGTATCGACGATGATGTAAGCCACCTGGTCGTCGTCCGCCACGATATCCCGCACGGCACGGATGATCTGCGACGAGGCATCGTGCGCGTCGATATCAATGGCCTTGTTGGTGATGAGAAGATCGTCGATGCGATCGACGCCGTGGTGGCGGCACCAGGATGCGATGCGCTGGCGCAAGCCGTAGTGCCCTTCGCCGGCGAGATAGACAACGATGCCGGCTTTCGTCTTGAGCCCGCGCCACGGCTTGCCGGTGGCGATATGGCAGGCAACGTCGATCATCAGCATCGTTTTTCCGCCGCCAGACTCCCCGAACACCATCGACAGGGCGTTGTCGGGTATCCAGCCTTTCACCACCCACGGCAGCGGGGAGGGTTGCCCGAGATAAGATGTCGCCCGCGTCAGATAGTAGTCGGCGCTTTTCGCCCGCTCCTTCGCCAGTATCGCCTCGACCGCCTCCGACCCTATCGCCACGCTCGCCGCCACGTCCGCCTCGGGCTCGTAGCGCGCGACGGAGCGAGCGATCTGGCTGACCTCGCTAGTTGGGAGCGGGATCTCGCAGCGCGTCTCGTTGATGACGGTCAGCGCCGCCAGTATCTCCGCCTCGGCCATGCCGAAGCTGCGCATGGCGCCGCCCAGCGCGGTGAGGCCGCTGTTCCGATTGCCCTGAATGAGATTGCCGTTAGCCGCAGGCACGACGCTCTTACGCTGCGCCTGCATGGCATTGAGCCATCGGGTCTTGAGCGTCGCAGGCGCAACGCCGTCGAACGGGTCGGACGACGCTTCCCACTCATAGGTGTTGCCGTTGATCTCGGACGGGAAGGCCAGGAAATAGCGCCCGTCGCTCAGCAGATCGACGCCCTGCTCGAGCTTGCAGGAGCGCACGCCGTCGACGTAGGCGAAAAGCCAGTGCTGTCCGCCGCCTGCGGTGAGCTGGCACGGCCCGTCGTCGTCATGGTCTCCGTTGGCGTCTAGCCAGTCTCGCCAGCCGTCATTGCCGCCGTTGCGAGGGTCGATGTCGCAGACGATGAGACCGGAGACGGCGCCCGCTGCGATGCCGACGTTGTAGTCGGGGTTTTCCTGCCACCAGCGTTTGATCTGCTCGGGGTCGGTTGTCGCATCGTTGACGCCATGCCGGGTTGCCGGCGTCTTGGCGTTGGGGAGCACGGGCAGAACATGCCAGCCCCACGAGGCGTATGCGAGCGCGGCGTCAGCCTTCGTTGTCATTCGTTTCTGCCTTTAGGTCTCCCTTAGACTTGACCTCAAGCTCGTACTGCCGCGCCATTGGCGGCTCGTCGCCCCACGTATAGATCACCTGGGGCCAGATCCCCAAGACATCCGCCAGCCGCTTAACGCTGCCGAAGTATTTAATCGCCTCTTTCGTTTTCATCCGCTCTCCGTGTCGTTTTTGTTTGTCGCGACGTGTTGACATGGTAAGCGGAAAGGTTGTATTGTTCAACCCATGCGCGAACGGATTCACCGAAGGCGCATGTGGAGACAAACATGGCTATTCAATTAAAACGCTCCTCCGCCATCGGGCGCTCGGGAGTCAAGCTGCTGGTATACGGCGCTGCTGGCGCAGGTAAAACGTCGCTCATCCCGACGCTGCCCAAGCCGATCGTGCTCAGCGCCGAAGGCGGCCTGCTCTCGATCGCCGACGCGGACGTACCGTTCATCGAGATCAAGACGATCGAGGCGCTGCACGAAGCCTACGACTGGCTCGTCGGCTCTGCCGAGGCGATGGAGTTCGAGTCGGTCGCGCTCGACAGCATCAGCGAAATCGCCGAGGTCGTCTTGAACGCCGAGAAGAAAGCAACGAAAGATCCGCGCCAGGCATACGGCGCCATGCAGGAGCAGATGGCGGATCTCATTCGCGCCTTCCGCGATCTGCCGGGTCGTCACGTCTACATGAGTGCCAAGCTCGACAAAAGCCAGGATGAGATGGGGAAGATGCTCTACGCCCCGTCCATGCCGGGCAACAAGACGGGCCAGCAGTTGCCGTACTTCTTCGACGAAGTGCTCGCCCTGCGCGTCGAGCGGGATGCGGATGGCAACGCCTACCGCGCGCTGCTCTGCGACGGCGACGGATCGTGGCTGGCGAAGGACCGGTCTGGAAAACTCGACCAGTGGGAAACGCCTGACCTTTCCGAGATTATTAAGAAAATCACGGGAGGCGCGTAATGGCCCTATTCGATAACTACAGCGTCGACGACCTCGCGGCCGACTGGCTCGAGGCGAAGCAGACCGAGCGCGCGGCGGTGGAGCATCGGCGCGACATCGAGGACGAGCTGATCCGCCGCCTTGAGATTGCGTCCGACCTCGACGGCACGGAGCGTCGGGAGCTGGATCGCCACGCCCTGAAGATCGTCGGGCGCATTGACCGCAAGGTTGACGCCGAGATGGCGCAGGAGCTGGCGGCGGAGCACGGCATCGGCGAGTACCTCTCAACCCTGTTTCGCTGGAAACCCGAGATCATCCTGCGCGCCTGGAGCGCAGCACCTGAAAACGTAACCAACGCGCTCGCACGCGCAATTACCGCGAAGCCCGGACGCCCGAGCTTCAGCATTGAGGAGAAGTGAAATGGCAAGACTAGACATCGGATTTACCGCAGACGAGCTTCCAGAAAGCCGCGGTGATTATGAACCGCTGCCCGAGGGTTGGTACTCGGCTGAGATCGGCGACGCTGAGATCCGCGTCACGAAAGACGGCACCGGGCAATACATTCGCTGCCGCTACAACATCACGGGACCGACGAAGGCGGGTCGAGTCGTGTTCGGCAACCTCAACATCATGAACAAGTCGCAGAAAGCGGAGGAGATCGGCCGCCAGCAGCTCGGCGAGCTGATGCGATCCATCGGGATCGGACGCATCGAGGACACGGACCAGCTCATAGGCTGCCCGCTCCAGATTAAGCTCTCTATCCGCCCCGCGGAGAACGGTTACGCCGCGCAGAACGAGGTCCGCGGGTTCCGTGCGCCCTCGGGCTCCGCGCCTGTTACGGCGGCTCCTGCGGCGTCCTCAGCCAGAGCCGCGCCGCCCTGGGCTCGTAAGTAACGCCCTTGAGCCCGCGCCGTGCGCGTGGGCTCTCCACCGGAGAGAATCATGGCCAAGATCCCACCGCCTCAGAACACGCTCGCCGCGCTGATTGATGCCGCGCACGAGAAGATCCGCGAGGATAACGACGATCCCCGCGAGCACCTTGGCTGCTCGGTAGCGGGCCATCCCTGCGACCGCTGGTTGTGGCTATCGTTTCGATGGGCGGTGCGGCAGAAGATCCCCGGGCGGACCCTGCGCATCTTCCGCCGCGGGCAAGACGAGGAGGCGACGTTCGTGCGCGACCTGCGCATGATCGGCGTCGACATACACGAGACAGGCATCCGCCAGCGCCGCATCAGCTTCGGTTGGCACACGGGCGGGAGCGTCGACGGCATCATTGAAGGCGGCGTGCCAGGCGCAGAGCGCAAGCGGCATATCGCCGAGTTCAAGACGATGAACACGAAGAACTTCGCCAAACTATCGAAAGATGGCGTCGAGAAGGCGCAGCCGACCCACTTCGTCCAGATGCAGCTCTACATGCTGGCGACCGGCATCGACCGCGCGTTGTACGTGGTCGTGAATAAGGACGACGACAGTCTCTACAGCGAGCGCGTGCGCTTTGACCCCTCGGTGGCGGAGAAGTACCGCGACCGCATGATTCGCATCGCCCAGACGGAGCGGATGCCGCCGCCGATCAGTACCGACCCGAGCTGGTTCCAGTGTAAGTTCTGCCCGGCGTACGGGTTCTGCCATGACTACCAGCTCACGAAGCAGACGAACTGCCGCACGTGCGCCCACGCCACGCCGCGGGAGAGCGACTGGCATTGCGCCCGCTGGGATGATGCCATCCCCGTCGAGGCGCAGCGCAGCGGCTGCCGTTCGCACGTCCTTCATCCCGACCTGGTGCCGTGGAAGATGAAGGAAGCCGAAAGCGAATGGGAGGTGATCTATCTGATCGACGGCACCGAAGTGCGCAACGGCGAGACCGGCTACAGCAGCGCGGAGATCATCGCGAATCCGCTGCTCTGCTCGACGAATGATCCGTTT